CTCACCAAGCGTGAGTTAATGACTCAGATGCGCCGGTTCATCCGGGATAAAGAACGTGGCATCTCCATGAAGCTCTTTGCAGACTTATGCGGGGTCAACAAAGCCCACCTGCTAGACGTCTTTTGGTATAGGTCGGAACCTTTGACCGAATATATCCAGCGTAGAGTTGATAAAGGATACAAGGCATGGCAGCGTGGCGAGGTAGCTATCATGCAATTGCGTAACCGTAGCAAATACATTGAATACCGCAGGGAAGCCAAACCAAGAATCATGCCCACTACTGGCCTACAAATGATTAATGGGAAGATAGGGATTAGATTAGGTATGAGGAATATAGACGATTATTCGCAACCACCATTATTTGAAGGGGATAACAATGGCAGTTCTACATGACTACAAATGTCCAAAGCACGGCTACTTTGAGAGCAGAAAGGGGCTATGCCCCATGAAAGACTGTGCCGAGGAGGTATCAATTGTCTACTTGCAAGCTGTAGGCATGATGTCGGACGGTACAAAGAAGAACGACAAGACAATTAAGCAGTTAGCGATGGACTTTGACATGACAAACGTCAAATCGACCCGTGAAGGGGAGAATCAGTCGGGATTCTTTACCAGAAAGAACAAAACATCCAAGAAACAGCTTGAGAAGGAAGCGGCTATTGCAGAACAGCGTCCTAGAGAGCCAAGACCGGGTGACTCAGCTATTTGGGGCGGCGACAGCCGATATAGCTTGGGAAATGTAATAAAAGGCGGGGCTGTACGCTCAGTTATGGGAGAATCGGTCGGAATGAACCCAAGAGACGCCGGAAACTTGACAGGACCCAAGGCGGCGAGTTATATAGCTGACCATGAAAACCTTAAAATGAAGTCTTAAATGCGGATACCAACCAAAGACATAGAGCGTGAGTTTTTCTACCGCGACTTAATTGAAAAGTGCATGGTGTCTTTGATAGAGCGCAAAGGTGATTACGCCTCCCTGCGCTCTTGGTTTTTGTTCGGTGCTGGTGCCAATGAAAACCCCGCCTTGTTCAACAAGATTTATCCCCACATTGACCAGCTAACGTCGTTTCTCTATTCAGCAGAGACTACACGTTTTTCTATCAATGTCGGTGCAGCAGTTCCCAATCAAGAACACATTAAGATTCCAAGGCTGACCCTAGCCTTAAATGATGAGTGGTTAAACTCTAATGCCGACCAAGTCTTCTCCTCTGCTCTGACATGGGCGTTAGTTTTCAACAGCACCTTCATCAAGCTAGTGGTCAACAACGGTATTCACCCCTACATGGTGGAGCCAAGCTCAATGGGCGTCTTGCGTGAAGACGTTACCTACGCAGACAGACAAGAAGCAATAGTACAAACCTATTACATTACAAAATCCGATTTATATAACCGATTGTATAGCCACCCAAAACGGGAAAGCATCGTCAAACGTATTCAGACATCCATGAATACGAAGACTGAGGATATGCCGGAAGGTCTTGACCGCATCATTATGAGTCAATCCAACCCAACCATATACGGTAACGTCAACTTAGACTTGACCGGCACGAACCGTTACAAAGCGCGTGTTGCTGAAGACACCGTAAAGATGTATGAGTTGTGGGTGTGGAACGATGAGACACAAGATTACCAAGTGGTCACGATGGCTGACCCTGACATCTTTATTTATGACCGTCCGGGTGCTTCAGTATTTTTAAAAGGTGAGCTGCCATTTATTCAGATTTGCCCTAACCCGCAATTTGATTATTTTTGGGGTCAGAGTGAAGTTGCTCGTCTAAACCTGTTGCAAGCCATACGAAACAATCGTATGACAGAAATTTTAGACCTGCTGTCTAAGCAAGTCTCTCCTCCTAAAGTTTTCTCTGGCTTTATGGGTATCACAGATGAGAAAGCCTTTGCGTTTGACCGTCCGGGTTCGTTTGTTTCAAGCGATATGCCTAATGCAAAGGTGGATTCAATTGCACCTGAGATGCCAGCGACATTATTTGAGGTAATCCATGAAATTGACGCAATGTTTGCAGAGGCATCTGGAATATCAAGTGTTCTGTCTGGTCGTGGTGAGCAAGGCGTTCGCTCCGCTGGTCATGCTTCTCAGTTGGCCCGTCTTGGAAGTTCTCGCGCAAAGAAACGCGCCCTAATTGTCGAAGACAGCTTAGAAAAGGTAGCAACGCTATATCTGAAGCTAATGCAAGCCTATGACAACACGCATTTTACGGATGAAGAAGGCAATAAGTTTATTGCTGAACAATTTACCAAAGATTATGTGGTGAAAGTGGACGCTCACTCCAACAGCCCTATATTTACCGAAGATATGCGTCAGTTGGCGTTCAATTTGTTTAAAGCTCAAGCTATTGACAAGGAATCTTTACTTGACTTGCTTGAACCGCCAATGAAACAATTGTTAATAGATAAATTGAAGAAGCGCGAGAAGATGCAAGCGCAACAGCCGCAACAAAAGCCCGAAGGCAAACCCGATTTGAAAGCAGTGGAGGGGTAATGGCAACTAGACCAGATTACGCACCAAAAGCAGACCAGCCGAGAGTATCGACCGGCGAACTAAAGAGGACTGAAGCTGCGCCGAGTATGCAATATCGCGTCTCGGGCATTAAGTCTTTTAACCCCCGTCAAGCAAGAAAGACGGGCCGTATGGGTGAGCGATAGGAGTACATCATGTACAAAAAAATGAAGCGTGGTCGTAAGACACGTCGTTAATTCCCGCAAGGGATGAGGTATGGCTGACTTCCTCTTTTAAGTTGGCCGCTGCTTATTGGAGATAAACCATGGCACGCATGAAACGTAAAGGCCGTAAAGGTCGCAAGTAATTAGTCCCTTGTGGATTAATCCCAAGGGGGAGGGGAAATACTCCCCCACTTGACATTTGCTGATAGTCTGGTCTAATCGCGTCTAGTTTGACGATAGAGGTTATTTATGAGCGTACCACCCGATAAGTTAATGGAATTGATTGGCAAGCAGCAAGGTAACCCTGCTGAGGCCCCACCTCTTGATGCCACCGCAATGTCTGACTCGTCTACGGCCCCTATGTCTGCGCCTATGTCTACGCCAGAACCTAAGATGGGAAATCGTGAAGGTGCGATGGTAAACATTGCAATGGCAATGGATTTGATTGAGCAAGCCTTGCCAAATCTAGGTAGTGAATCTCCAGAAGGTCAAAAAGCATTAAACGCTATTCGTGCGTTGAGTGGTTTGATTGGCCCTCGCAAGCAGAAAACAAATGAACTCCAGCAATCTGAGATTATCCAGATGCTACAGAACTTGCCGCAAGCCGGTGGCGCAACACCTGAAGGCCGTGCAATGTCGCAAGCTCCGATGGTCCCGAACCTCCCGCCAATGCCCGGAGCAGCACCTTCTCCGATGAGTATGCCCGGTGCCGGTGGTGGCGGTGCTTCACCTCAACCCACTCCAATGTAAGGAATTAACATGGACCTGTTTAAACCAAGAGGTGCTAATAGCCCTCGCCGTCCTACCGACAACAACCAGCAAAACGGTGTTGTAACGAACCCTCCCCGCTTTGAGCAGTTTGGCGGTCTTAATGCTGCTGGCAAAATTGGCAGCAAAAATAAGATGGGTGTTCAAAAACCCGGTGACGGTAAAAAAGTAATCTAACGTAGTTAGGGGATAAAAATGAGTCTTGAAGATATGTCTTTTGAACAGCGCGACCAATTAGCGTTGTTAATGCGTGAACTTTCCGATAATCCAGCAACCAGAAAAGATGTTCTGCGTTTGACTAAGCAATTAAAGCCAGACCTCGTCATTCCTGAACTGGATATTGAAAATAGCACAAAATCGTATGTCGATAAGCTAGAACAGCGGCTTATGGAACGTGATGCAAAAGACAGAGAGCAAGATGCTGTGCGCGACCTTGAATCACGCCGTAACAAGCTAATGAAAAAAGGTTTTGTGCAGAATGAAGACGATATTCACGAAGTGGAGAAAATTATGCTGGAAAAAGGCATAACCAACCACGAATCGGCAGCGGAATACTGGCAGTGGATGAAACAGTCCGCTACACCAACGCCAACAGGTTACAACCCGTCAGCCGTCAGTAAGTTCGACCTAGGTAAATACTACAAGAACCCTGTCGGTGCAGCTAGAGACGAAGCATCAAAAGCACTCCAAGAGTTGCGTCAAAATAAGCGACCCATTGGATTTTAATTTAGTAGGGGATAAAGTTTTTTAGGAGATAACCATGCCTATTGGTGGCGGTATCATTCCAGCAACAGGTAGTACGCAATATACCGAGTTGACTTACGTCACACGGCGTGCGTTCATTCCGAAGCTGGTAGTTCAACTCTATAACTCGACTCCGTTGATGGCGGCTCTGATTGCTAACTCGCAACAGGCTTCCGGCGGTGTTTCCTCCGTAACCGTTCCCGTTCAGGGCGCACAGTTTGTGAACGCACAATGGTCTGATTACTCTGGTTCGTTTAACCAGCCGTCAGTCCAGCAAGGTGCTTTCAACGCTGAATTCGACCTGAAGCTGATGATTGCTCCAGTACCGTTTCTCGGTATGGAAGGTGCAGTTCAGCAAGACGCTGCAATCATTCCATTGATTGAAGCCCGTATGAACGATGCGACTAACGTGATGATGGATGCAATGGCAACTGCCTTGTACACCAACAGCACAAACACGCAACAGTTCACTGGCTTGCCAGCCGCTGTTTCGGCTTCTGGCACTTACGGCAATATTAGCCGTTCTGCTTATAGCTGGTGGCAGTCAAAGTCGTACTCAGCAGGTAACGTAAACCCAACTCGTCAAAACATCCTGCAATACATTTCTGGTACTGTTAAAAACGGTGCTGAAGTGCCTTCGTTTGGTGTTTGCGGTTTCGGTACATGGACTCTGTTGGCGCAAGACTTTGTTGGTCAAGAGCAATACGTTATCACTCCCGGTTCCGGTTTTGATAGCGATTCCAACGGCCCACAAGCAGCGTTCCGTGCTTTGATGGTCGCTGGTGTACCTATTTATCCTGACCCCTACTGTCCAGAAGGTACGGTTTACTTCCTGAACACTAACTACCTGTCGCTTTATATCCATGAGCAAGGTTCGTTCGTGTTTACTGGATTTGAATCGACTCTACCTAACTGGCAGATTGGTTACGTTGGTGCTGTATTGATGATTGCTGAGTTGGTTTCAACTAAGCCTAAGTCGATGTCAGTGGTGTCGGGTTACAACTCTCTCAGCATATAAGGAGCTAACCATGTCACTAAGTACCAATAAAATCACGCTTGCTGGTGCACAAACTAATACCGCTGGTGCCTATTTTTTAACCACTACTGTTACTTCGACTAGCACGGGTAATGGCACGGTTATTCCGGCTGGTGTTTATTTGATGTTCCCACAAGCAAACACTTCGGTAGTTGCTTACAACGGTTCGTCTAATGCAACATTAATGGCTGCTAACACTGGTGGCGTTATCATTTCTGATGGCGTAAACGTGTATGCGAAATCAACTGCGGCAGCAGATACCGTTACGTTGTTGGCTACCAATGGTGGTCAGAACGTCAGCAGCACTTTTGCATCGTAAGGGGGCATCATGGCTAATTCTGATGCAGTATCGCAGTTATACCTTGACAGTTTTAGCAATGGTCGCCTTGGTGTTGTTCGTGGTACAACGCTAAACACTTCTGGTAACGCAGTAATCACTATTCCTCTTTTGAGTGGTGGTCTGACTAACGGAGGTGGTGTAGCTAATTCCGGTGGCATTATTGTTCGTCGAGTGACGATTCAAAACGGCTCCGGTAACGTGTCTAATGCAAATGTAAGCATCTCAGTAACTGGTGATGGCGCAAACCTTATTACGGCTAATACCGTATTAACGAATATGTCCACCACTGGTCGTTATGCTGACATTAATGCGGCAGCACCATACACCAGCAATGTTGTATCCGGTAGCGTAACCCAATGCCTGTACGTGAACATTAACGCAATTGCTAACAATGCAAACACCGTTGATATTTGCGTATATGGCGACGTTGTGAGCTTCTAATTATGCAAACCGTTTATGTGACAAACAAATGGGAAAAACCCATAACCTTTAGCTATAACTACATACCTTACACATTTCCGGTGGGTGAGAGTGTGGAGGCACCTCTGGAGGCTGTTTGTCACATATTCGGGCATAACGACCCTGATAAAGAACCGTATATGGCGCGGTTGGCGATGATTCAGACTAAAGCAGATATTCCTGCCGGATTAAAAATCCTTGAAAAATTTCTGATTACGGACCAGCCGCCAAAGAAAGTCCACTCGTTATCCCCGGTGGTTGAAAGAGTACCCTTGCCTTCTAAAGAGGCAGGGGGAAAAGTCAACGTAGCAGCTTAATATGGACCGTAAATGTCGCAGACCCTGCAAAGCTACATTACTTCTGTCAGATACCTGTTGCACGATGCAAACGCAAACTTTTACACCAATAGTCAATTAACTGACTACATCAACGGTGCTAGAGCGCGTGTTGTTCGTGATACAGGGTGTCTCCGCACGGTCCAAACAAGTCAAACACCTTGCACCCCGGTGGCTGGCGGCAACACCCCTGTTATTTGGGCATCTGGCTTAACTGTAAGTGCGGGTGATTACGTATTTTCCAATATCTTTATTTATGCGGTAACTGCTGGCGGTGTTTTGAGCGATGCTCCTAATTACCCATCTT